CGAAGAACAGCGCGCCTCATGGGCCAAATTCCGACAGGCCGTCGACCTCAAGCGCATGGGCGTCGCATCGAATGACACGCCGTACATCCGCGACGTGAGGGCCAAGCATGGAGACGAAGTTGCCGATCAGGCACGCCGTGAGCTGGTCAGGTTCGCGCGCAGCGCGTTCACCACCGACGAGCAGCCCAAGCGCATCAAGGTGCCGGCATGATCCGCAAACGCACCGACGGCAACCAGGCCGAGATCGTCAAAGCCTACGAGCAGCTCGGCTGCACCGTTCAGGACGCGAGCCAGATCGGCAACGGCTTTCCGGACCTGATCATCGCCAAGAACCTGCGCACCTGGCTGGTCGAGGTCAAGATGCCGGGGGAAGATCCCCGCGCGCACCAGACCGAGTTTCACCAGACGTGGCGCGGCCGGGTGTTCGTGAATCGCTCGATCGCCGACGTCGAAGCGACGGTCAAGTTCATGTCGAAAGCCGGCGATGCTTAGCCAGGCCGAACGCCGCAAGCGCATGGCGCTGGTCGAAGGGCTGCTCAAACGCCGCGTGGCGAACCTGCGAGAGTGCGCGCAGATGCTCGGATCATTCGCCGAGCTTGCGCGTCGCACAGGCGTGAGCGATGCCCGGATTCACCAGCTTTGTGGACCGAACCCGGTTCGCACGATCTCCGAAATCACCGCGAGGGACATCGAGCAGCGGCTCGGTTTACCCGCGGGTTGGCTTGACCTCGAGAAAGGGCAGCGATGAGCTGGAAAGGCAAACACGATGCCGGATCAGATAACAGAATCGATTTCTAGCCCATCTAGGCCGCCTAGAATCGACGAAAACTGACTCGTCAATACCTACCCAGCTTGACACCAAACAAATCGATTCTAGGCCCTAAAAATCAAAACCGGCAAAACGCCGGCTTTTTTGACTAATGCCTGCCGTTAATCACAGGCCCCATGATCGGATAGTGAACGATCACCGGCTCATGGGGGCGAAGGGGGCCAGGCCCGAAGTGTCCCGGACCAACGGCAAAGGCACTCAGCGGCAGAAACAGCAACAGCAGGACAAGACGTTTCATAGAACCTCCAAGTAGGAAAAAGGAACGCCCTCTAAGAGAGCGTCCAGCGTGGCAAAATCGGCGCTCATGCGAGTTTCGGGATGTTCTTGCAGGCGTTGCAATACGAATGCCACTCGCGTAGGTCATGCCAGCACTTTAAGCATGATCGCGCGGGCATTTGCCTGCGACGCCTCAAAATCTTTGCCTTTCGACGCGTACCAAGCCGCAAGTGATGGACGGTAGGGGCAGCCGTCGCATACGATGTTTCCACAGTTAGCGCTTTTGCAGATTTGCGGGAATTTCATTTTCGTAATCTCCTGGTTGCTCATTAACCAAATGGTTAGGAACAGCCACAGACTAGCACAGCGACAGAACAACGCAAGGAAAATCGTTAGATCGATTCGTTATATAGAAAGATCGTTTTATGATGTATAAGCGGGAGGCGAGCGCAGCGCCCCTAGCCATACGAAATCGCGTATACCAGACCGCGAGCCATCGACCAGGCGGCCTCAGCTCAACAAAGCGCTTGTAATTCCTTCCATTGTTGCGACGCATCATCGGATTTGACATGCTGCCAGCTCACTCGATAATCGGACCGATGGCCTAACCTGTTGATTAGTCTAGTATGGTGCAGTGCACATTCGCATAACCTTTATTATGTAAACCACTTTCGACTGTCAAACCTCCGCGTTTTTGCCCTGGGCGTAAGGAATTCCTTGGGTTTTGCATCACCGCGAACGAGTGCCCCTCACGTTTCCCCCAAAAAAAGAATTTCAGAAGTTGTATTCCAATTGTTGTAGTGGTGATCTATAGTGTGGTCACTAGATTGAGTGGTAGGGGCATGGAGAAAGAGAAATCGCCAAGTAGTTTGCCAGCGTTCGACATGATGATCGACAAGAGGGTGATTGCTCCGCCTTCTGATCGTCGTGGTGGTCGGGCGGCGCAGTATCTTTTTGATCTGATGCACCCGCGCGAGTCGGCGGTTGTGAATCGGTCCTACCAGGCGGTATCGAAGGCTTTGGACTGGTACATGAAGAAGCCGCAGGCTGAGGGCAAGGCGTTCAAGGTTCGCACGCTGGTCAAGGGCAAGTCGTGTCGAGTGTGGAGGATCAAGTGAGCGAAGGCATTCCGAAGCATCATCCGGATAGCATCGAAGTCGCTGAACGATGGGTCCGCTCGTATATTTTGGGTGAACTTGGTGCGGATGCTGCCGAATCAACGGAAGTTGCGGCATGGATGACGAATGTGGTGCGTGACGTTTACGCGCTCGGCGTAATGACTGGCTGGCGCATAAGCGAAGCCAACAAGAGTAAGCCTTTGCTGCGCACTTCCGGAGAAGTGCCCGCCACCAAAGATTAAGACCCTCTTTCTGTAGTCCAACCCGAAGGAAAATTGACCATGCCAGAAATGAAATTCCCACCCAATCAATTGTCGGCTTTTGAGACCGGCGCGCTGATGTCGCTAAAAGCACGTATGGCGCTCGAGCTGCTGAAGGCGCCGATGTTCGAAGGTTTTGCTCTGCAGGCGTGTCTGGGCGCAAATGGCCCTGAGCAAGCTGCAACGATTGCGCTGGCGATTGCTGGCTCGCTGCTCGAGCAGGGCCAGGCATCTGGCGACATCACCGAGATTCCCGAAGGCGATGATCTGAACAACGCGACGCGCGATCATATTGCACGCAACATGCGCGCTCAGGCGGTTCAGCAAGTCAATGGGCAGCGCATCATGGAACAGGAAGCGCCGCGAGTTCACGTCAAGGGTATGCTCAACGGTTAACAGGAGAACGGCATGGCAGCGGCACCAAGCAGAATCTACGTGGTATCCCGCGAGGGTGATAAGAAGCGCGAGCTGGTGCGCGCCAAGTCGCAGTCGCAGGCTATCAATCACATCGTTCGCAATGAGTTCAAGGCCGAGGTCGCGAGCCAGGATCAGATCTTAGAACTTGGTCCGCAAGGTGTGGTCGACGCGACGGCCGATCCGGAACCAGTTGAGTGAAGCGAGACCCCGTCACCTCGGAGAACATCAAGGAGATCGGCTACGATGAGTTGCTGTGTCTGCTTGAGATCGAGTTTCACCGTGGCGGCGTCTACCAGTATGAGGGGGTGCCCAAGCATGTCTGGCATGAGCTGACCAACTCGACATCGCTCAACGAATACTTTCGCAACGAAATTCGGGGTGTCTACACGATGGTGAGGCCGTAGTGGATAATCCCGCCATCAAATAATGGAATTCTCGGTCGAGCGGTTCGAGGCTTTTTGTGGCGAGCTGAAAATCAGCGCCAAGGAAAAAGGCCTGATCCCTTTCAAGTGGCTTGGCGGCCAGCGCTACGTCATGGAAAAAATCGCCGAAGGCCTGCACAACGATATTCATTCGTTTGTGATCCTGAAGGGTCGGCAGATGGGCATCTCCACTGTCACCCTGGCGCTCGATCTCTACTGGCTCTTCAAGTACGAGGGACTGCAGGGCGCAGTTGTCACTGACACAGACGACAACCGTGAAGTGTTCCGATCGCACTTGGTTCAGTACATGGAGTCTCTGCCCAAGCGACTGAAACCAAAGCAGGAAAGTCATAACAGGACGCAGCTGATCCTCGCCAACAAATCGCGACTTCTCTACATGGTCGCCGGTACGCGGAAGCAAGGTGGACTTGGCCGCGCCAAGTCGGCCAACTACATGCACGCGACCGAGTGCTCGTCGTGGGGCGATGAGGAAGGCTTTGCGTCGCTGATGAATTCGCTGGCCCAGTTGCACGAGAATCGGCTCTACATCTACGAGTCGACGGCCCGCGGCTACAACATGTTCTACGAGGCTTGGGAAGTCGCCAAGAAGTCGCCGACGCAGATGGCGATCTTTGCCGGCTGGTGGCTCAACGAGTTCTATCAATGCGAACCTGAGTCCGTCAACTACAAAACCTATTGGGATGGCGAACTCACGTCCGACGAAGCTGTGTGGGTCGCCGAGATTTACGAGCTCTACAAGGTCAACATTACTGCTGAGCAGATTGCCTGGTGGCGCTGGTACGTGGTCGAGCAGATGAAGGGCGACGAACAGATGGCATTGCAGGAAATGCCGCCGACCGAGAACTACGCGTTTCAGCTGTCTGGATCAAAGTTCTTCTCAAGCGAACGCACCAACAAGGCTTACCAGGTTGCCATCACCAAGCCGCGGCTTTTCTTCCGCTACAAGTTCGGCCTCAACTTCGAAGACACGGAATTCATCCAGACCGACGAAAGCATGGCCGAGGTCTCAATTTGGGAGGAGCCAAACGAGAAAGGCTACTACGTGCTTGGCTGCGATCCGGCCTATGGCTCGAGCGAATGGGCCGATGAGTTCGCTGGCTGCATGCTGCGCTGCTACGCCGATCGGGTTGAGCAGGTGCTTGAGATCGGCACGACCGACTGGACCGAGCAGCAGTACGCTTGGGTGATCGCGCATCTGGCTGGCTTCTACGGCAACACGATCCTGTCGCTCGAGATGCAGGGCCCGGGCGGCACCGTGTTCAACGAGCTCAACAATCTGCGTCGCATGGTCGGCAGCATGAAAAAAGGAGACCCACGCAAGGGCCCCTACGAAGTTGTCGGCAACATCCGCGACTACCTGTGGCGCAAGCAAGACAGCCTGACGGGCTCGTTTGCCCTGCAGTGGCAGACCAATGCACGTGAGAAGATCCGCATGTTCTCTACTACCCGCAGCTACTTCGAACGCGAAATGATGGTGGTCAACTCGCCTGAATGCCTGGGTCAATTCCGCAACATCCACCGGCAGGGCGATCAGATCGGCGGCGAGGGTCGTGCCAAGGATGATCGCGTTGTGGCGCTCTGCATCGCCGTCACCGCCTGGAACGACAACCTGATGCCCGAGCTGCAGGCCAATAACAAGACCTACATGCTCGAGACGCGCCCCAAGGAAGAGACTAAGCAGTTCTCGATCGCCGAGCAGTCGGTCATGAAGTACCTTGGCAAGAACGGAATCCGCCTTCCCGGCATCGGCAAGTGATCAACACGATGCCCCGCGCCGAACTGCGAAGGAGGCTCGCTGCATGCCGGCTCGAGCCCGGCGAAGCCCCTCACGTCAAAGGTCGCCCACAACAGTTGCGGTTGGCCGATGTTGCGCGGTATATTGGGCGCAGCCAGGTTCATATCCGGAATCTGGCGGCCGACAAGGCCGAGTTTACCGATCGCGACCAGCTGCTGCTCTCGCGCATGTTCTTGGCCGTAGACCGTGGGGAGTTGGCGCTCGTGAAGACGACGAAGATTGCCGAGCTCGAGCGAGTCAAGCCTGCCAAGACTGAGGCGGCGCCGCAGACTGGCATGCGCTTTGGCATTGACATCACCGCAAGCGGCCCGAGGCTGAGAAAACCATGATCCTGAACGACTACAAGTGCTCCCTGCATGGAGTGTTCGAAGGATCTCACCCGATTTGCCCCGAGCTTGGCTGCGAGTCTGAAGACGTCATCAAGGTCTACCTGAAAGCGCCGGGCACGCGCTCGGATGCGACCAGGCGCTTTGACGCCGGCATTCGCAAGTCTGCTGAGAGCATGGGCATCAGCAACTTCCGCTCGGCGCAGCGCGAAGGCGACACTGCTTATGGTGGCGACGCCGGCAAGCAGCTGCTGTGGGGCACCAAGGAAGCCGAAAAGAATCTCGGCATGAACTTCAACGCACTCACTCAGAAAGCGGCGCAGGGCGCCAACTACCGGCACAAGGATGGCACCGTCGAGCATGTGCCAGACGGGATGCGACAGGCGGCAAGCACCGGTATTACCAGGGAGGTCTTGCCCATGAAGCGCACCGAGCGCACTGTCGCCAGACAGGACGCCTCGGCTGAGGGCAAGGTTGCTGCGTGATCATCCCGTCAGATCCGGTACTGCGTCAGGCCTTTTACGATGAACTGATCGATCAGTGCCTCGCATCGCGCAATAACCGCTTTGCCTTTTACTCGATGCTGCGGAACTACTTTTTGTTCGGCGGTCAAGACCCTGCAGGGGCTCCCTACAACAAGATCGGATCGACCATCGACACGATGGCGTCGTTCCTGTATTCGCCTGACGCTGTTCGCTTCTCGATCTACTGCGGCGCCACGTCTGTCGAAGACGATATTCACAAGTCAGTACCACTGGCGCGCGAAGTGACTGACCAGTGGCGCATGAGCAGGACACACTTGAACTTTGGCATGGGTCTGAAGTGGTCTCTGGTGTTCGGCTCCATGCTCATGAAGGTACAGTGGAGCGAGCGCTCCAAGACGATCAGGTCATACCTCCTCGAGCCACATCAGTTCGGCGTACTGCGCGAAGACATTCCGGATCTCTCGGACCAGGAAGCCTTCTGCATGTGCTACACCATCACCAAAACCGAGTTGTACGGCAAGCTTGAGGGCAACCCGCGGCGTGAGCAGATCATGAAGCGCGTTGCGCGCGCCGGCTCGACAGAGAGTGCCAGGCCGTTTGCGGAAGGTCTCAACCGCCTGATCATCGGCGGCCCGGTCGACGGCGTCAGTGGCAGTGTTGCACTGCAAGGTGGGAGTTCCTCGATCGAGGGTGGCGTTGCTGGCCGAGGCACGGTCCAGTACAGCTATCAGCCTAGCGTGCAGGCCGAACTCGTCGACATGGTCGACCTCTACGTGTTCGACGACGAGACCAAGGACTACCAGCTGGCGAGCATCGCCTCTCCTGACGTGACGATCTTTGATCGACCGCAGAAGCGGGTCGGCGTCGCCGGCCGGCCGCACTTCGTCGTGATCCGCCCAGAGAACAATCTCTACGACTACTTTTGGGGCGAGTCCTACGTGGCGCGACTGGCGTGGCTGCAGGATTGGCGCACTGAGCGCGTCATGCAGATTCGCAAGCTCATGGCGCTACAGGTAGATCCACCAGCCGTCGGTACCGGCATGGGGGGTATCGCCGATGAAAAATTCCTCGCCTTTTATACGCCGGGTGGCCGCCTTTCGGCGCCGACGTCGATGTCGAAAGTCAGCATCGAGAAGCCGGACGTGCCTGAGACGCTCTTCAAGGATCTTGACCAGATCGATAGCATGTTCGACGATGTCGCAGGGCTCGGACATATTCTTCAAGGCAAGGGCGAGTCGGGTGTGCGCTCGCGTGGCCAGGCCGATCTAATGGCTCGTCTCGGATCGTCGCGCCCCAAAGCGCGCGCAGCGGTGGTGGAGGAGCAGGCCGAAGACGTGGCATCGCTCATGCTCTGCAACATCCAGGAATCGAGTGCGCAGCGCTTTCAGGTCATGCTGCCCGGCGCCAAGGAACCTTTGACATTTATCGCGGAGCAGTTTACAAAGGACTATGAGGTGAAGGTTGATGCTCATTCGTCGTCCCCGATTTTTGTTGAAGACCGGAAAAAGGATGCCGATGAGCTGTTCAAGGCGCATGCCATCAACCGTGCCGCACTGTTGAGAGCTTATGATCCACCGCATGTGCAAGAGCTGCTCGAAGAACTGAAGGAAATCGAGGCGAAGGAAGAGAAAGACAAGCAACTAGCAGCGATGGCCGGTCAGCCTCACCCGGACGCGCACTCTAAGGGAAGGAAGTGATCATGGCCGGTGAAGGCACGAAGCGCGGGACCAAGGACACGCCTGGCGGCGCGTACAAAAAGAATTTCAACCGCAATCCATCGGGTAAGTTTAATATCCGGATGAAGCGCGGGAAGATGTCGCGATCGAAGTCCAGTCGCGGCTGATCTCTTGACACGGTTGTGGCTGCCTGACCGGGACTAGGTGGCCGCCTTAGTAAAAGGAGCAGATCATGGCCCGTCATCGCCGCAAGCACAGCCGTAAGTAATCCCCGGGGTGAGTGACCACGCGAGGCGCTCACCCCTTTTTCCATTCTTGGGAGTTTTCCATGACCGCTGCTTCTGTTGTCCCCGGTCGTTTGCCGGCGCGCCTTAAAGGCGGTCGCAACAAGCGGCGCTAAGGAGATCGAAATGGGTTTTGATAACGAGATTCAAGGTCGGCCCGCCCGGTTGAAGGGCGCTCGGACCAAACACAAAGGCCGGAGATCTGCATGAACGAGATCAAATCGTCCCGTACCAAGCGCTTGCCAATGCGGAGGTAGGTCATGGCTCTTCGTGGCAGCCCAATGCAGGGTTTCAAACCTCCTGGTCGTGCCGTGGCGCCGCGTGCTGCTGCGCCCGCCATGCCAGGCGGCCAGGTTCGGATGCCGAATCGCACCACAGGCGTTCGCGCGCCGATGAGGCTGACCAACAGATGAACGAAATCGGACATCGCGGAGCGCGTATGCGTGACCGTAAGCGTCACCGGAAGGCTGTATGAAAACTGAACATGGTCGCGGTGAGGCTATCAAGCGTCGGAGTCGCCGCAAGTGAGTGTCCCTCCGGAAGTCTTGAAGGCTCAGATGGGTGCTGGTGGCGGAGCCCCGCCGCAGGCCGGTGGCGCGCAGCCCCAACCCGGAGCCGGCGCGCCACCCGGCGCAGCAAGTGTCGGCGGTATGGCTTCTCCGGCCGCCTCACCGATGTCAGATCCTCAGCAAAAGGAGGGCCTGAAAGCCGCGGCTCAAGTCAACGTCCATATCGCAATGAACATGCTCGAGGAAGCGCTGCCTGTTTTTGGCTCTGAAAGCAAAGAGGGGCAAAAAATAATGCGCGCGCTTCAAAGTCTTGGTACTCTTGCGGCAAAGCGGGACTCCGGCGACCTTGTGCCAGCCGAAGTTTTGCAGATGGCGCGGAGCATGCCGCAGATGGGCGGCGGCACCGAAGTACAGCGACAGATCATGAAACAGATGCGTGGTGGTGGCGGTCAGCCGCAACAACCTCAGCAACCGCAACCAGGAGCTTAGAATGGCAAACCGCTTTCTCGAACCGTCTACCGAAGGACTGCGCAAGCCGACCGATCCGCAAAAGGAAAATGGTCAGATCATCAACCCGCCTCGCTATGCCGAGCATGGTGGTCTTGACAAACCGTCGCGCATCGCGCAAAAGAATCCATTGCATATCAGCAAGCCGAACGGCGGACGCGGCTGATCCCATTGACGTGACCCTTTGACCGACACACGACTATGCCATCACTTGAAGATCTGACAACCGACCAACTCCTCGCGCACGCTCGTGCGCTCGAGGGCTCACACAAACTGGTTGCTACGCTGTCCGGCGATCCGAAGACGCGCGAATCTTTGCAGCGTCTGATCAAGCTGCAAAATCCGAGTGCTCACATACCCGAGCTTGAGACCCGCGATCTGGTGCGTGAAGAATTGAAGACGCGCGACGAGCAGATCGAGAAGTTACAGAACACCATCCTCGAAGGTCAGATCACGCAGCGTCTTGAAAAGCAGCGCGCCGCGGCGCAAGCGCAGTTCCGCCTCAGCGATGACGAAATGCTTGAGGTCGAAAAACTCATGACGCACGCCGATCCTGATCAACGGATTCCAGGCTACATGGCTGCTGCGCGTGTCTTTGCCGCCAGCAAACAAAACGCCGCACCAACACCGGCATCGCTGTCTTCACCGACATTCGAGATGCCAGAATCCGACGTGTGGGGTAAGGGCATCGGCAACAAGCAGGCGCTCGACAAGATTGCATTGAACGAAGCGTTTTCTGCATGGAATGATGTGACATCGGGTAAGGTAGCCGCGTAAAGCGAATCGCAATTTGATTGCTTCTCGGGGTTGACCGTCCCGGGCGGCAAAATTAGGGAGAGAGGAAATGCCGCAACTCGGTCAGGGCGTAATCCCATCAGGCGCACTTGGGAACGAACTTCAATACGTTGTCCGTCGGGCTTTCGTCAAGAAGCTCGTCGTCCAGATCTACAACACGTCGCCACTCACGGCGGCGTTGATCGCCAATTCGCAGCCAGCATCAGGCGGTGTGTCGTCAGTGACCATCCCGGCGCAGGGCGCTCAGTTCGTGAACATGCAATGGGTTGGCTACGATGGCTCGTTCAATCAGCCAGCGGTCCAGCAAGGCGTGTTCAACCTCGAATTCAACCTGAAGGCCGCGGTTATTCCGATTCCGTACCTCGGCTTTGAGGGTTTGCTGCAAGACAGCCACGAAATTATCCCGCTGCTCGCCGCACGCATGAACGATGCCGGCAACGTGTATTGCGACGGCGTTGCGACGGCGCTCTACAGCAACATCTCGAACACGCAGCAGGTGGTTGGCCTGCCTGGTGCGGTCGACGATGGCACCAACCTTGTTACCTACGGCGGTCAGTCGCGCACGCTGCAGCCGTGGCTCAAATCGAAGCGCTACAACGCCGGTGCGACCAACCCGACGCGGGCTCTGGTGGCGCAGTACATCACGGGTTGCTTCAAGTACGGCGGTGAGATGCCAACGTTCGGCGTCATGGGGCCAGCAACCTGGCAGACGCTGCAAAACGACTTCCTGCCGAACGAATCCTATGTGATCACCCCGGACAAGGGCTTTGACGACGAACCTTGGGGCGCTCGCTCCGCGTTCCGGGCGCTCATGGTCTCCGGTGTGCCGATCTACATGGACCCGTACTGCCCGGAAGGCACGATGTACCTGCTGAACACCGGCTATCTGGCGTTCTATATTCACGAGCGGGCCGCGTTTGCGTTCACCGGCTTTGAGTCGACGCTGTCGAACTTCCAGATCGGCTACATTGGCGCGGTGCTCAGTCTGCTCGAGCTGGTTGTGGCGAAGCCGAAGGTCTGCACAGTGGTGACCGGGTTTACGTTCGTGACAATATAGTGATCTTATAGAATGAGAACTAAGTCTGACCCTAAGGCTCGATTCATGGCGCTGGTTTCTGCAGTGCCAGAGTCCGGCTGTTGGTTATGGCTTGGTTGCATTACTCGAGTTGGGTATGGACTTTTTAATAATGGCGAAAAGAACAGGTCTGCGCATCGCGCATCGCACGAATTGTTCAAAGGTCCGATTCCAGAAAACATGATGGTGCTCCACACCTGCGATGTGAAAAGCTGCGTGAATCCGAATCACTTGTACCTCGGAGACGCCAGCCAAAATGCCAAGGATGCGGTTGAGCGCGGTCAGAAACCGACTGGTGATCGTCATTGGCGCCGTCAACAGCCCGATCGTCAGAAGGGCGACGATGCGCCACACAGAAAATTGACCAGTGTTCAAGTGCGTGAGATTCTGGCATCTTTGGAAAGCCAGACAACGCTCTCGAAAAAGTACGGGGTTTCGATTCAGCAGATCCATCGAATCGTTCATCGCCAGTCGTGGCGCGAACTAGGGAGTAACTAATGCCAGGCTTCAACAAAATCTCGGGTCAGGTTGTACTGCCAGGCGCAGCGCTCCCGATCTCACTGCCTGCGGGCGGCCTCTTCATCCTGCCGGCTGGTCAAGGCATCCTGGGCACCTTTGGAGCGATCAACTCGCCGCAGCTCGGCACTGGTAACGAACTGACGGGCCAATATGCTCTGCAGCTCGGTCAGTATTCGACGCTACAGACCTATGACCCGGGCCTGCAATACTGGCGCGATGTCAACGTCTCGCCGATGGCGATGTTTCCGTTCTCTTCGGACGGTACCAACTTCCGTCTGGCGAACACGACGGGTTGCCCGGTTGGCGCGCTGATCACAAACGGGGGTACTGGTCTCACAAACGGCTTTAATACTGTGGTAGTCACGCCATCTGCTGGTGGTTCCACGTGGAACACGCTGGTGGGTGGCGCGATCAACACGACCATCACGATCACCGCAGGCGGTACGCTCTACCAAGCGCCGCCGATCCTCGTCTTCGCGCCGCCGACCAACCAAGGATCAACCCCGTACATCCTTCCGACGGCAGTTGCAACGCTGACGGCCGGCGTGATTACCGGCGTGACGGTGCTAAACGTGGGTGCTGGCCTGGTGGCTGCGCCTCAATTGACCGTGGTGCCGGTGCCGGGCGATTTGACCGGTGGCGGCGCAGTGCTGACGCCGAACGCAACGCTTGCTCAGTCCGGTGTCCTGCTCGCCATGTGGCCGCGCGCCACGGTGGCGGGTCAAGTCGCTGGCGGCACGGCTCAACCGCAGCCTTACGGCACCCCTCTCACGGCTGTTCCGACATTCACGTTCGCGCCGGCCTCGACGATTGCCGCGACCGCGATCATGAATTTCACCGTGACAGGCTTCACGCAGTCAACGGCTGGCGTCGGTTACGTGGGAGCAGGTGGCGCCTTCTTTGGCGGGTATGTTGCCGGTACCGCAGCGAACGCGAATCCGTTGTTCGACAAAGGCTTGTCGATTCCGATTTTCCCGGCCGTGACCGTGGCTGCGACGACGGGCTTGCCGTCACTGGCTGGTGTCTTTACCGGCGTGAACATTCAGGCGGTACCCACTTTCGCCTCGTACTCATCCGGTGCAGCACCAAGTACCGCTGCTGCCACCACGGTAACTGTCGGCGGCACGAGCGACACTTGCCTGCTGATGCCAATCTAAGGAATCGACATGACCATCCGTCTGATCACCGCTCTCGAAAAGGCCTTTGGCCGCACCGCTCAACAGAAGGTTGTTGGCGATGCCACGCATGTGCAGTTCGCTGCAGGCGACGCCGCCGAAATCAAGTCGGCAACCGAAGAGGCGAAGACTTTGCCGGTCGCGGGCTCCTCGACGTCAGGCATCATCGCGCATCTCGACGAGATTTTTCTCAACCTTGGCCGGGACATCCACAAAGATGAATCCACTCTCGTTGCCTACTCGACCGAAAAGTGGGCCGAGCTCAAGGACGCTATCTGGCCTGCCAAAAAGGAAGTCGTCGAGGCCGCCAAAAACACCGACACGACCGCTACCGACAAAGTCGCCGCAGATACCAATGCAGGCGAGCCGATCCCGTCTGTAGCGCCTGTCGGATCTGTGCCAGAGCCAGGCGAAACGGTCGACGAGACGCATCTCCCGCAAGACTAACTTTTCAGAAAGGCAGATTTGACCTATGCCACGTTCTAGCGATGTCATCTTCGTCACGAACAAGTCCGGACAGTTTCACTCGGATATGTTCGATGGCGAAGAATACAGCTTTCCTGTCAACGAGAAGGTTCCGGTGCCGATTGATGCAGCAACGCATATGCTCGGCTTCAACCTGAAGGACAAGACCGAGACCCTGGTGCGCCTCGGTTGGGCCATGAAGTTCGACGGCCAGCGCGGCTTCGTTGACAACCCGGACGGTGCCAAGCGCCTCAGCAAATTCGTCTTCTCTCGCGCCGTCATGGTCGAAGAGCAGGTTGATGCGAACGGCAAAGAGCCTGCGGCTGCTTGATCGTGACCAGTGACGCTACTTTCTGACTACGAAACGCAGGTAGCCGATCAGCTTCACGACCTTTCGCACTCCAATTGGACGCTGACTCAGCTTGATGGCTACATCAACGAGGCGCGCAGGAAGCTCGTCATGGATACGGGCTGTCTGCGCGCTTTGCAGCCGGCTTACATCACTCAGGCGATCGAGCAATACACCTTCGGGCAAGTCGGGGGCGGGATCATCACGGCCGCCGGCGCGAATTACAGCAACTCGCCGACGGTCACATTCACAGGTGGTGGGGGTAGTGGCGTAGCCGCCACATTGGGAGTGAGCGGCGGTGCGGTCAACACCATCACTTTCACGAGCTTTGGAAGCGGCTACACCAGTGCCCCTACTGCGACTATCGTCGATGCCACAGGGACCGGCGCCGCTATTTCGCTGGGTGTTATCAGCTACAACACCTTTGACGTGCTTGGCGTGAGCGTGCAGTGGGGCTCACAGCGCTACCAGGCGCAGTGGATGCCATTCAGTCGCCTCTCGGCGCTGCTTCGTCAGTGGACCGCTGCCACGTACCAGCGCCAGCCTGTCGCATGGTCGTGCTACGGCCATACCTCGGTGTTCATCGGCCCACCACCAGACCAGACCTACCCTGTCGAGTTCGATACCGTTGTGTTGCCGAACAACTACGCCGTCGGAGACTACGTGACGGTCGACGCCATTCCCCTAGTGGCTCAAGACCCGATCAAGTTCTATGCAGCTGGTCTTGCCAAACAGAACAACCAGAATTTTGGCGAGGCCGAGACGTTCTTCAACTTCTATCGCATGAAAATGCTCGAGGTCAGTGCCGCGTACACGCGCCGGCTGCCGAACGCCTTCTCAGCGGGGTAAATTGTCATGGCTGAAGAGGAAGGCGCTCTCGAAGTCCGTCCAGACCCGACTCACAAGGGTCCAATTCAGGCGACGGACCTGGTCTTCAAGAAATGGGGGGGGGTGTCCAATGCGAGCCCGCGCCAAGCCATAGGCGATGGCGACTTTTATTGGCTCGAAAATCTCGACCCTTCGGAGCCCGGCAAATTGAGGGCTTTGAAACAGGCCCTTAATAGCGGCCTGACCTATGCAAGTCTCTCGGTACTCAACGAGGTATCGGCCAATATCGGGGGCACTGACTACATTTTCACGTTCCTCAGCGACGGATCGGCCAGCAAGGTGGCTGTCGGCGCGCTGACGTCGCCCGTTTCGGTCGCTGCTGCAGGCACGTTCACGACCGCGATGGCAATTCCCTACACCACGCCGGCTGACGTGGCGGGACTGCTGATCATTGACACGACGAACGGATATTTTGACTACAACCTGACCACCGCGAACACGCTGACCAACAACAGCAATTCGATGGGTGCCATCACCATCAATGCGGCAAACACGTTCTTGTCCGGCTTCTCGACAAAAAATGTGTTTAGTGGCACTGGATCGGGAAGCGGCGCGAATGTGCAGGGCTACTACCGCACGGCGTCGATACAAATATCGGCAGCTGGCACCGGCTACGTGGTCGGCGATCTATTGACCGTAGTAATCACGGGCTTAGCCACGCAAGTCACGTCGACTCAGATCACGGTAACGGCGATAGGCTCCGGCGGCACCATTACAGGAATCAGTATTACTCAGGTCGGCATGTATCCCGGCGGTACCACGCTTGCCCAAGCGCAGACTGGTTTCACCAGCGGCAATCCTGGCGGCGGCTCACTTATTCCGGCCGGCACGCTTGGCGGTAGCGGCAGTGGTGCCACGGTAATCGGCTATTTGGTCTTAGACCATTATGTGACCCTGGCTCCAGGCGGCGGATATCTCACGCCATTCACGATTACCGATGAGTACAACACGCATTTAGGCGAAGTGGGTAGTGCGTCATCTACTGCGGCGGTGTCAGGTG